AAATTATTGATTAGACACCTTCAACGCCGAAGATACCTCTAGGGTCTGATACTCCAAATGAGTATCTTTCTCTAGCTTTGTATCTTACGTTACCAGTATCGAAATCACCTTCCATTGCAGTTGTCAATGGCGCTCTGCTGAACATTTTCATACCGTTAGGCACGTCTGTTAAGATATAGAACGCATCTGTATCTGTTAGGTAGTTGTTCACTCTATAACCTTGAGGAATCATACCCATAGATACGATAGCATTGATATCGTTATCAGCTGTTCCAGTTCTACCTTGAGACTTCATAAGTCTCTCAGCTGTGAATTGAAGCTCAGAAGGAATTATCATTTTAACTCCTCTTGCAGCAATTCTTAAACCTCTTTCGTCAGTCATTTGACCGATGTCGATCAAAGATTGCTCTAACGAAGTTTCGTTTAAGTCAGCTTGTGTAGTCAACGTGTTCTGGAAAGTTCCAGATACTGTTGGGTGAGATGTGTTAAACAAGCTAACACCGTCACCTGAATCAAAGTTATCCGTAGTTGGAAGACCTTGAATTAGAGGTTCAACAGCTTTTACTTGTTTAGCGTTACTCATAGATCTAGCTAAAGCTTTTGTATATCTAGACGCAAGTCTATCATACAAGTTGTCCTCAATCGCTTCTTCAGTGATTGCGAACGCTAAAGCTACAGTCTCGTGAGTGTAACGAGCTGTGAAAGTTTCTTGTGCTTCATCAAATGATACACCTGAACCTTCACCTTTTACTTGTGCGTTTGCGAAACCAGATAACATAACTTCTTCTTCAAAAGCTCTGTCAGATGATTCCTCAGTATAAATCTCAGAATGCTGATTTTCATACCTTTTATATTCCAAGCCGAACAGTGCGTTCAAACCTGGCTCTAGTTCTTTAACTAGTTGTGATCGTGATATTGCCATTTTTGTTCTCCTATTCTAGCTTTACGATTGTAGCTCAATTAGATTAGCAACTACTACTACAGATCTGAAAGCCGCATTTTCATCGTTTTCAGGATCTTCAGCAGATCTTAATAATCTCCAAGAAGCTGCATCAGCAGAAGTATCACCGATATCTAGTGTAGCTGACGATTTACCAGTAGTTGTACTACCAGCAGATACGTTCATGTCATACGTTTCTAAATATCCAGCTTGTGCTACTGCATCATCAGTTGCTACTACATATTGTTGTTGTGGGTTATCGAATACAAATGCATCGATATCTTCTGAGTTTGCTGGTGTTACCTGCACGTAATGATTCGAGAACGTCGGCTTTAAAGTTGTTGCCGCGTTGTAGAATATTCCGTTAAGTACGCCTAAGATAGGGTTGTCTGCAGCCGCTTGACCTTCGACAATGTAACCAGCAGTAGAAGACACAGCACCATTTTGATAAATGGTAGTTGCATAACCCGCATCGATTTTGTACTTACCTTGACCAGAAGTCGCTGGAGTTGATCCAAGCGTTCCTGCCGGCACTAGTCCAAAACCTTGAGTGTTTCTATTTGCCATAGTTGTTTCTCCTTATGTACCTGCCCCGAAGGGCCTCCAGTACGGTTTATAAAATTTCAGTGATATTTAAAAATTACTTTTTCGTACCACCGAAGGTTACACGAGACTGCCTCTCAACATTGATTGGCATCCTCTGGTCTTGCTCCTTCATAAGATCGTTTCTTACTGCTTCGTCACGTTGTTTATGTTTATTAGACATATACTCTTGTCGTTGCTGCGCGATCTCGATCGGTACCTTTGCAAGTAAAAGGCCACCAACCCCAATCACTCCCTTGTATTTACCTTCATCAAGTACAGGATAGTCATCAGCATTTTCGACTTCTTCAGCTCTAACTAATTCATATCCTTCTCTTAATCTTCCGGATATGTTTTTAGTGTCTTGAAAGCCGACGCTCTCTGCTCTAATCCATCTATACCTGAATCCATCAGGTGCAGGGGGTGCATCTAGAGATGATGGAGGAACCCACACTTTTGGTCTTTCAGACTTTGACCGTGTTTGGTTCGCACGAGAAGTTTTTGTATCTTTTTCCATGTTACGCTCCTTCCTTCGTGTGTTTTAGTTGTTTTGCGTATTCTTCGAGTGGCACACCTAATTTTTTAGCTATTGCTACTTGAGACGATGTGAGTCTCACGGTTTTGCGACCAGGCTTTACGCTTCTTGAAGCTGAAGCTACCGTCTGAACGGGAGCGGTCGATTGCTTTTGTTCAGTATTACCAAATTTATGCGGAAAGTCAACTCTCATT